GTGTTGTAAGAACAGCTAATCAAATATTCATTGATGTTCCTGGCGCAAAAAGCGGAAAGACTTTTAAGTTCTATCGTGGTGGTAAATTTGTTAACGACATTTACGATGAATGGCGTAGAATGAAAGAAGGTAGTGGTATTACCGGTGATGACAAATGGAATCCTGCTGATATCTGGATTGCTAAAAAAAGTTTTAAATTAAAAACAGGTTGGAAATCTTTAAGAGATTACAATCGTTACATTTATGATAACTTTGCTAATACAGAATTGATTGGCATATCATTGAAAAAATTAGGAAAAGAAGGCGCAGCACACTCTAAGATTTTTAATAATGGTAAACCATTAACCGCAAACTTTACTGGTATTAAACTTGGTGCGAATATGTTTGATTCAAAAGACATTTATATCCAATTCAGGTCAGAAGGTAAAGATGGTGAAATTCAATTAAGAAATTTCTCTAGTCGACCAGAACCATCTTCATGGCAAGGTGAGATTAAAGGTAAAACGGCTGCAGGTGGTAAGATTGGTGGTGGTGTTATTTTTGCAGGTGCTGTTGATACGGGAATACAAAGAACAAAATTAACATTTCCAAAAGAAGTTCCTGTTAATAAACCAACTGAAGCAGATTTTAAAAAGTTTGCAACAATGTTTAAAGACTTGTCTAAGAGTAGAGAATCGGTTGCCAATTTGATAGCAGAAGCAAAATCAGGACATAGAAAAGATAAGACTTGGTGGATGTCTAAGTATATTGGAATTGACCTTGTATATACAATGATTCAAAATAAAAAAATTGATGCGTTGTGTTCATATATGTTTCAATATGCTTCTTCCGCCACAAAAAACAGTAGTATTTTCATAAAGTATAGCGCATGAAATTCACAGAATATTTAACAGAAGAAAAAGCAGGTAAAAATGTTCACCTAGAACATATTGAAGATGAAATGCTTAATCGTGGTACAGTAGGTGCTCGTGAAGCAATTAATTTTCTCCGTTCTTTGCGTGATATGTTGGCAGGCCATTCACAATCTCATGTAAACATTACAACAAAATGGGATGGCGCACCTGCAATTTTTTGTGGTATTAATCCAGAAAATGGACAATTTTTTGTTGGAACAAAAGGCGTATTCAATGCTAATCCTAAATTGAACTACACAGATGAAGATATTGATAAGAATCATCCGGGCGAAGGTCTTAATGATAAATTAAAGGTTGCATTACGCTACTTACCAAAACTTGGTATTAAAGGTGTGTTGCAAGGCGACATGATGTTTACTAAAGGTGATATTGATAAGCAAGTTATTGATGGCACATCTTACATCACATTTCAACCTAATACGATTGTGTATGCCATTCCCGCATCATCTAAGTTAGCAAGAACAATGCTTGACGCTCAATTGGGTGTGGTGTTTCACACATCATATACAGGTAAAAAAGTTCAAGACATGAAGGCTTCATTTAATGTAGATATTGGTAAGTTATCTACAACCAAAGATGTTTGGTTCCGTGATGCTTCATTCGTTGATGCTTCAGGTTCAGCAACATTCACAGAAGAAGAAACAAAACAAATAACTAGTGTTCTATCACAAACAGGTTCATTGTTTCAACAGATTAATCCTTTAACATTGAATCGTATTGCTGCAAATGAAACCATCTTAATGCAAATTAAGACATTCAATAATACCAAAGTTCGTGCAGGTGAAAAAATTAAGAATACAACTGCACACACCAATGAAATGATTAAGACTATTGAGAACAAGTTAAACCAATCTGTTCTTGAAGCCAAATTAGAAAAAACAAAAAAAGAAAGAATCGCAAAGAAAAATGAAGTGATGCGATTTTACCGAACTAATGCTCAAGAATTAAAAAAGATTTTTGACTTGCAGAATTTAATTGTTGATGCCAAGTTAATGATTATTCGTAAATTGGAAGAAATTAAAGATGTTGGAACATTCATCAAAACAGATGATGGTTTCCGTATTACTGCACCAGAAGGATTTGTAGCAGTAGATAGATTAAAGGGCAACGCTGTTAAGTTAATTGACAGATTAGAGTTTGCTCATGCTAACTTTAACGCACAGAAGAATTGGGACAAATAATGCCTGAAATTAAATACGACCTTAATGCCATAATGAAAGAATATGGTGATGATGATTTTGGATTTACCGCAACAGACGAAGAAGAATACAATTCGGCAATTGCAGAAAAACAAGATACAGTAGAAGAATATAAAAGCCGATTAATTGAAGTTGAGAAAATTATTCTTCCATTTTTAACTAAATTGTTAAAGACTTCAGACCAACCAATCATTAAATGGCCTAATCGTAAACCTATTCTTGAAGCACAGATTCAAAAAATTCTTAATCTAACAAGAGGATAAAATGTCAGTTCGCAGAACATTGTGGGTTAATAAGACCCTAGAGCAACTGAATGAAGCATCTTATGTTGGTAATATTGGTATGATGGAGTTGGTAAAGTTTTATTCAAAAGCTTCTCCTAAAGACAAAAGTATGTTACAATCGCTTATTCTTCATAAGAAAAATAAAGAAGCATGGAGTTTAGTCCAAGATGTAACTGGAGTAAAACTACATAAGAGTGTGCAAGAAAAAGTTAGTCCAAATATTTTATCAAAAGCTGGTGCAGGTCAATGGGGTACCGATGAACTAGCAAATAATTATAAAAATGATACACCTGGCCAGTCTGTTAAAAAGATTGCCTCGTTTAAGGAATACCGCAAGACTAAGTAACTAATACAATTGGAGTATATTATGCGTGATTTGATTATTGGTGCAACCACCAACTATGACTGGGATAAATTAAAGTATTGGGTTAATTCTATTAACCAATCTGGTTTCAAAGGCGATAAAGTAATGATTGCCTTTAATATTTCATTTGCTACTGTCAATAAATTAATAGAAGCAGGCTTTCAGGTCATCACACCTGGCAAAGTTAACGAAGAAAAACAATGTTATGAATACCAATCTTCTCTACCAATCCATGTAGAGAGATTTGTTCACATTTATAATTTCTTAAAAGATAATGAATATCGGTTTGTTATTACTACCGATGTAAAAGATGTAATTTTTCAGCAAGACCCAACAACATACGTTGGCCTAGAAATGCCTGGTTCCAAGTTGATGTTTGCTTCCGAATCAATCAAATACAAAGATGAACCATGGGGAAATCAAAACCTCATCGAAACCTTTGGTCCCTATTTCCATAATATCTTCAAAAAGAATGAGATTTATAATGTAGGTGTTTTGGCAGGTCGTGGAGATGCGATGCGTGATTTATGTGCGATGATATTCGTGATGTCGGTAAATCGTCCTATCCCAATCGTGGATCAATCCACATTCAACTTTATGATATCGCAAGAGCCATATAAATCAGTTGCTCGTTACATGAAGTCGGAAGATGGGTGGGCTTGCCAATTAGGCACAACTGCCGACCCAAGCAAGCTTGCTGAGTTTAAACCATTCTTATTAGAAGAATCTCCTAAAATGGTTGAAGGCAAAGTTACAACATCCAAAGGAAAAGACTTTACAATTGTTCATCAATATGATAGAGTACCAGAATGGAAAAAGGTTATAGAGGAAAAATATAATGACTAAAAGAGTATTAATTACGGGCGGTGCAGGATTTATCGCTCATCACCTGATTGAAACAATCCTTGATAATACGGATTGGACAATTGTTTCGCTTGACCGATTAGACTTCTCTGGTAATTTGAATCGCCTTGAAGATATTATGAAGAAGTATTCGCCTGAACAAAAGAAACGAGTTGAGATTGTATTCCATGATTTGCGAGCTGAAGTAAACCCACAAACTGCTGGCCTGATTGGTGATTGTCAATTAGTATTGCATCTTGCAGCTGGTTCTCATGTAGACCGCTCAATTGAATTCCCAATGGAGTTTGTGCAAGACAATGTAATTGGTACAGTTAATCTATTACAGTTTGCTCGCACACTAAAGAACTTAGAGAAGTTTGTTTATTTCTCAACAGATGAAGTGTTTGGCCCAGCGCCAGAAGGTGTTGATTATAAAGAAAGAGACCGTTATAATGCTACAAATCCATATTCAGCATCTAAGGCCGCAGGTGAAGAAATGTGTGTTGCATTTGAAAACACATACAATATGCCAATCATCGTTACTCATACAATGAATGTATTTGGTGAACGCCAAC